TAAGCGGTGGCGCAAGAGAAGTTAATGGAACTACAAAAGCTGGCCACACTGGTGGTGTAACCGTTACCAATATTTCAGACTATGTAGCATGGGGAGAAGCTTCTTCTGCTGACTACACGATTGATCCAGGTCTATGGGTATTAGATAACTATGGAACAAAACTTATTGCTTTAATTTATAATGGCAGATGTTTTGAATGGGACTCATCTGCAGCAGCTGCAGTATCCACTCGAGCAACTATAATAGCCAATGCACCAACAGCATCAAGACACGTATTAGTATCCACACCGGATCGACACTTAGTATTCTTTGGAACTGAGACTACGGTAGGTAGTCAATCATCTCAAGACGCTATGTTTATTAGATTCTCTGATCAAGAGAATATAGATGGTACAGATGCTTATACAGTAACTGCAGAAAATACAGCAGGTACACAGAGACTTGCAGCAGGTTCTAAAATTATGGGAGCCATACGAGGTAGGGATTCAATCTATGTTTGGACAGATACAGCTTTATTCTTAATGACCTTTGTAGGTGCGCCGTTCACTTTCTCTTTCCAACAAATAGGAAGTAACTGTGGATTGATAGGTAAGAATGCATGCGTCGAGGTAGACGGTACAGCGTTCTGGATGTCAGAAAATGGTTTCTTTAGATACGATGGTCAATTAGAATCAATGGACTGTCTAGTAGAAGATTATGTTTATGATGATCTTAACAGTACACCTAGAGATTTAATTAACGTTGGATTAAACAATTTATTTGGAGAAATTATTTGGTTCTATTGTAGTGGTAACTCTGATGCCGTTGATCGAATGGTATCATACAACTATATTGAGTCTTATAGTAGAGCAAGTCCTAAACAAGCTATATGGGTAACAGGTTCTTTACCAAGAGTTTCATGGGCTGACTCTGCGGTATTCGATAAACCTCATGCCAATCATTATAATTCAAGCGGTACGTCATCTGATGTTATAGGTAATACAGATGGTTGTTCTATATACTATGAACAGGAAACAGGGACCGATCAAGTTCTAGCTGGAGGAGCAGTTACAGCTGTACTCGCAGAAATTACATCTGGAGACTTTGACATTACACAGAAAAGAACAGCACAAGGACAAACTATTGGAATGCCAGACCTTAGAGGTGATGGTGAATTTTTAATGAAGATAAGAAGAATTATACCAGACTTTATTTCTCAAAGTGGTAACACAACAATTACATTATTACTAAGGGATTACCCTAATCAAACAGCTGCAAGCTCATCATTAGGTCCCTTTACAGTTGCAACATCTACTGATAAGGTAGATACTAGGGCACGGGCACGATCCGTGGCTATAAAAATATCTAACACCGCAGCTTCCCAAGACTGGAAGATGGGTACATTCAGATTAGATATACAACCGGATGGTAGAAGATAATGGGCGTAAGCGATTGGTTATATAAAGGCGCAGATACTGGAACAAAGTTAGCAACTCAAAATCAAGTCAAGAATATGGGCTGGGGACAAATAGCAAAAAATGTTTGGAATGAAGGTGGTTATAATTTTGGTAAAAATAATATGGGGTATGACTCTAGTTTTAAAGGGAAAGGAGCATTACCAGCAAATACAGCTTTCCAAAAATATGTTAGCGGTCCTTTAAAATATACTTACGAAGCATTTAAAGGTAATAAAGCACGAGGAAATATAGGTGGTGGAACCACGGCAAGTAGACAATTATTTGAGAAGGCACTGCAATCACCTGTTGGAAAGTATTTACCTGCAGCAGGAGGTATAATGAGAACAGCTCTTTCTTGGCCTATGACACTGGCTGCTTCCGGTCCTTACGCAATGTACCAGATGAACAAACCTTCTACTCCAGCTGGATACGATTACGTAAAAAATTTTGATAAAGGTGCCCTAACAGGTATTATGGATGAAACAAGCACGGCAGCAGATATAGAGAATTTTAGTAGAGGAATGATGGAAGCAGATAAAAATTATAAAGGCACTGTCTACCCTGCGGATAACACGACTTTAGAAGAAGAATTTAATCCAACTAAATACTTAGCAAGCGAGGATATCGCTAGAAGAAATATAGGTGTGCCACAAGATGGTAGATGGAGTGGTATTATGAGAAACGTAGCTAGGGGACCTTTGTTTCAAGGTGGTGCTAATGTAGGTGCTATGGTATCAGGCGGCAATCCATTAGTTGCTTTAGCAGGTGCTATAGGTTCACAATTTCTACCATTAGATAGAAGACCTTCTAATCTAGATTATAAGTATATTAACAACCCAGAAAATATGGGGGGCTTAAGTTTACAAGGAAATAAAATACAAGACCCTACAGGTATTTTACAGGGTTTAAATTTTGCCAGTGGTTTTGGTTCTAATAGTTTGACAGGAATGTATGATAAGGCATTAGATAAAAATCAAGGTTATTTAGATAAAAATGAACTTTCTCTTAAAGATCTAGGTGGTACAGGTCAACTTACTGAAGAAGAGTTAGCGGCATTAGGATTAACAACAAACCAATTATCTAGAAGAAACAGATTACTTGACAGAAGAGGTTTTCTCACTAACAGAAGAGGTACTATTAATAACAGAAGAGAAGACTTTATATACGGCGGTGAAATGATACCTGGGACCGGCAAAACAAGAAATCAATTCGCAGATGAATATAATAAAGCCCAAGCAAATATTGGTTCTAATTACGAGCAATTAGATAAACAATCTTATACGGGTAGTACAGCATCTGGTGGTTTAGGTGGAGGCGTACAAGCTGACGGTTCTTACCACGATCCATATGATCCGGGGTATGCAGACTAATGGCAAAGATAGTACAATCATTAACTAGAGCTAGTAAAGAATATGAACAAAGTACATTTCAATCTTTGGTTAGAGATTTAGATAACGTAATTAATAAACTTAACTCTACGTTCCAAGATGAAATTAAACAAGAGATAGAAGCAAGAAGCTTCTTCTTAGAATAATGGCAGTAATAAACTTATACAAATTTTACGGGGTAGATAACGTTACATCAACAGATCCTCAAACTATGTTTGGCACAACGGATAGTGTACAAAACCCATTGGTTAATGAGACTTATATTATTAAATCAATTAAAGTAACATCAGCAGGAACACCTACCGTTACTGTTCTTAACAACAGTATTACTACAATTAAGATAGCTGCTTTAACTGCCAACATCACACAAGAGTTACTAACCCAACCTCTAGTAGTTGAGGGTGGAAAAACACTGACAATAACATCAAGCAGTGCAGACTCTTTTGATATAGCTATTAGTTATTTAAACATCAAAAAGGAGAAGGTTGATTAATGGAAAAATTACCAGATGATATACCCGTGTTTGACGCGGTAAAAACAATATCCCAGTATAGACACAAGAAAACAGGGACTATTTATAAGACAAAAGACGAGTGGGAAAAGCTCGGAATACCCAATGAAGACATAGCGCAGGACCTGACAGTCATCATGCCTCCGCTTGATTTGTTAGGAAAAACAAGTTAAAACTATTATTTGAGGTTAAATTATGGCAATAGGTAACATGCAACAAGCACAACAATTACGAGCAAATGGCGGTATTATGACAATACCTAGACAGAAATATGGCTTGGGTAAGTTAGTTAAAAAAGCTTTCAAAGGTCTTAAGAAAGTAGCTAAAAGTCCTATAGGTAAAGCTGCAATCATAGGTGGCTTAGGTATGATTCCTTTTGGAGCCAGTGGTGCGAGTACGTGGAGTAGACTAGGTGGAATGATGAAAGGTTTAGGAGCAGCTAAAAATGTAGCATCAATGCCTTCATTTTTAACTAGAGGTGCGGGTGGAACTCCTGCCAGTGGTGGAGGTTTAGGTAGATTTTTTTCTAAACTTAATCCTTTCACAAACCCTAATTTATCTTTCGGTCAAAAAGCTATAATCGGTGGCGGAACATTAGCAACGCTATTACCTTTTATGACGGGTGGTGAAGAAGAAGAAATTATTGAAGCACCATGGGAAAACACACCTGATAGCATTGGAAATATTAGTTCAATGGTAAAAAACAGAGACCCAAGTATGAAATATTTAGTTCCCAAAGCATACGCACAAAAGAATTGGTATACCGGTGCTAACGGTGGCGTAGTAGGACTAGCTAACGGTGGTGGAGCAGGTGAAGAACAAATGATGCAAATGTTAAAAGCAGAATACATGAAGTATAGACAGAACGGCGGAACAATGCCTTTCGAACAATTCGCACAATTAATTATGCAACAGCAACAAGGTCAAACACAAATGGCAGCTGACGGTGGAAGAATAGGATACAATTTAGGTGGACCAACTGAAGAAGCAGAAGTTATTAATGAGGATACACAAGAAGTCGTATCTAATCCAGATCCTATGGCAGAACTAAACGCTTTGTCATTAGAACTTTTTAATAAACCTTACGACCAGTTAAATGATAGAGAACAAGAAGCATTACAAATGTTTATAAGTCAAAACCCTGAAGAAGAAGTTATTGATACCGATGAAACGATCGTTGAAGATAGAGTTCAAG